GAGGATGTGAGTGAAGCTGTCGTAACATCTCAGTTTGCATCTCCTGAACAGACAGCAGGGGGCATCGAGGGCCTCAAGGCTCGTGCCGCTACCGAAGAGTCTGTCAAGAAAACCATCCCCTATTACATCGGCGACCAGACTAAAAACTTTCACTTTAAACTAGCCGATGCAACAAAGAACTACGCGTCCACCGGCACTCCCTTCAAATCATTGACAGTCGGTAACGAGCAGTTCAACACCAAGACTCGTGATCTCACAGATGTAGATATGTACCTAGCCGGTGCGTATTACATGAACAATATCGCATCTGAGGAAGAGCGCACCATCAACGGTGAGCCTGTCAATTTTTCTCTAGGCGACTTTAGCGAAGCAGATGCCAAATTCGCGTACAACAAGGCGAGAGAGTATTACGACGCGGCTACGAAAGACTTTTCCAACAAATACCGAGACACTCAACTTCCTTTCTCTAATCCTGAAACGGGAGAATTCTCCGAGGAGTATGCTGATAAGGATATTCTTGGAATCGATACGGATGCAAAGACCGCATACGATCGACAGAAAAAGCTGTTTGAGTTTACTCGAGATGTCATTAACAAAGGTAAGAGGGATGAAGTTAGTGACGTTCTTGCCAGCTCAATCGCCCGGAACTTTGCCGTAGGAAATCCGAGGACAGAATTTGCACGAGGCATCGGTGAGACTGTTCGTGGTTTCGGGATTCTCGGTGCAACGACAATCGGTGGTGCCGCGCTATCTGCGGCGGATACCGTTGAAGAGACACTCGGTGCATTAGGTGTCATCGCAAAGAAGAACGATCCTGAACTGAGCAGTATGATGGATCAAACTCTCAGTGGCCTTGCTTACAATGTGATTTCTGCTCAATTCGACGAAGAGGGTAGTAGCCTCGATGCATTGCGAAAGTATTTCGATCCCTACATTCGGGCCGGTGCCGCCGCTATAGAAGTAGTAGAAGATACCCCGATTATTGGTATGACCAGAGACTTCAATACCCTGATCGAAAAAGACATCAGAGATATGTACGGTGACGAATACTTCGAAGAAAACAAAGACAAATTCACCCTCGCCTCTTCTGATGTAGCAGAAATCTACAGACACTCGTTTGGTGCATCGGGTATGGGTGCCGCCGCCAATCTCTTCGGTCAGTTCGGACCTGTTGGCGGAGCTATCAACACTATTGCAAAATCCACACAACGAGGCATACGTGAACTAGGCGAAGCACAAATTCGATCTGCAAAAGGCACGAGCGACGTGGCGGAGGAGGCAACTGATGCCGTATCCATCGCAAAACAAATGGCTCAAGAAACCATCGCAAAAGTTCCAACCAAAGTCTTGCGAGGAGCGTATCGTGCGACGATGCCCGTTAGTCGTATTGGTAATCGAGTAAGGGCAGGTATGGAAGTGGCGGCTCGCACAGATATCCCACCTAGTCTACAGAAGGAATTGACTAGAGTTTCACAATCATATCGTACCGCTCGAGCATCAGGCAATACTTCTGCGATCGACGAAGCGGCAGATATGTTACAAGACATACAAAATAAGGTTACGTTGCATCTCATTAAAAATAAGAATGTTGTGCCTGAAAACCTACGTAAGCTAGGCCTAGCTCGGATGCCCGACCCTATTGTAGGTCGCATGGGTGCGGAGGAGGCCGTCGCCGCGCTGGCTGGCGGTGCCTTCATTGCAAACGTAATGATGAAAGAAGATGGTACTTTGAGTCCGTATGCGGAACTAGTCGCAATGGGTCCGATGATCATGGCAGGCGTAGCAGGAAACGTAACAGCCGAGATTGCTATGAACCGACCTACTATTCGCGAATTCTATCAGCAGAATTTAGCTTCTATATTCTCAGGCTCAAACAACCTATCCGATGAAACAAAAGACGCCATTATTGCGGGAGGATTCGACCCTACAACTGCAACAGATGTAGATGGGTTGAAGGTTGCTCCTCAAGTACAACAGTCTCTTAAAAAGTTGAAAAGAATTTTGAAGAAGTTTTCTCCGGAGCAGAGACGAGTTGTCATGGCCAACATAGACAGGCAACGCGCTCGAAACAAAGAGATATTTGCAGATGCAGATCGAGAGATTGAAAACTTAAATGCCCGTATTGAAGAGTTGGAAACTGCCGACCCAAAGTTACTTGGTGCTGGGCAAGGTGATCTTCAGTATTTTACACAGTTGAGAGATAGCGCCTTGCAATACCGTGCAGATCTCGACTCGGCATCTACTCGTGCGGTTGGATATCTCATGGGTATGGCAGAATACGCGTCGTATACCAACCGTGCCCTCGATGGTAATGTTGTTGACTTCCGTTCTTTAAAGAATATGCCCAAGAGTCTACAAAATGCTTTTACTTCTCAGATCAAGCTGAAAAGAAATAAAATTCAAACGGACGCCGCACTTGAAGGGTTGATGATGCGTATAGCTCGCAATCCTATGGCCAAAGATCTCCCCGGGCTACAGAAAAACGCAACACGTTTTGTCGAGGAACTAAAACAAGATATCGCCGCTATGGAAAGTGAGATTAGCACATTTAGCTCACGCACAGAAGATTTAGTGAGTCGTATGATCAATGCCGCGAGTAGTATGCGAAACGAGGCTACGGTAACGCAAGATCAGTACAACGCTTTCATTGGTGATATATTTGAGCAGTACAAAAGATACTCCCTAAACAACAGCAACTCATTTGAAGAAGGGTTGCAAAAGTTTGTATCCTTCAAGAATGAAGTTATTAACAACAAGGTAACTGCAATCAAGGAGGATTCTGAAGATCTTCTTGCCGCCCTGAAAGCAGGCCAAACTCAGGAATCTTTTGGCAAGCTCATCGACTCGCAGATCAAGGAAATTGGCAACATTACCACTGCAAACAAGCAGGCGCGTTTTGAAACTCTGTACGCACCTCTCGAGAATTTGCCTACTGACACTTCCGTAGCATCGAGAAGCCTAATTGAGAATTCAATTAAAAATAAAACAGACCTCTTTGCGGAACTGAGCACTGCCGATAGAGATCTGGGTCGCAGGCTGAAAGCCGGTGTTGAGCAGGCTCTGTATAAAGAGCTCATGGAAGGCGATGAGAATCTAGATAAAATTATTGAAGCTGGTGGAGATGTAACCACGCATCTCGAAAATCAAACCAAAAGGTTAATCGATCTCTTCCGTGGTGAAGTTACTGAGTATTTCAACAGCGGTGCAAAAAACTACAACATAATCGATACGGATGTTGATGCACGTCACGTGTACATTTACCTACGCGAGACGGATGTAATTGATACGGACATCGACATAACGTCTAGTGACCTCTTTAAGGTACAGGAAAGAATCCGGGCGAGAGCCATGGACGTATCAACGAGTTCAGAGGCGGGGAGACAACGTAGAGACGCTATGGTGTCAACAGCCGACAAGTTGTTCGACTCGATACTAAGTGGTGTTCCGGAAGACTTCCGAATACAGTTCGAAGGTGTAGAGATGGCACCGAGGCAGTATCGCGATTACGTAAATACTTTGTACAGATTAGAAGTTGGCGAGCGAGAGACAAAGGGAAGCCTCTTCCAGAAGATCGACGCCGCCGATGGCGAAAAATACCGTCGCTATTTCCAAGGTAAGGTAGACGTTAAGCCTCTCGAGAAAGACTTTGTAAACATGATCACGAAGTCTGGCGACGAGTTTATAGAGGCGTCGGAAAACTTTGAAAAGATTCTTCGTCAATCTTTTGGTGTTCCTCACATCGAAGGTGTTCCTGCACGGGAATGGTTAAAGACAAACGACGTGAATCTCTATCGCGAAGAGTTATACAAATCGATGCTATCCTATGAATTCAGGGACATGCCCGTGGATAGTCGCAACGCAGTCACACAGCAAATGGCGGCGGTAGCTCGCCTGCTCGTAGGCAAAACTTTCTTGACGGAATCCCCTGAAGATTTCTTGACATCGCAGATTGTCACCGCTGTTAAGTCCCCCGTAAAGAATGAATCGTGGATGATGAAAGCGGCCAAAGAAGAGGGATATCTCGACAAGATCAAAGACACGTTCACAGTCAACATCGATGGCGAGGATGTAATTCTCTTCAATCCCTACGATGAGTTTGGCGGCTCTGTAGAAAAGATGGTTCGAAATATCGACGGAGTATCTGTAGACCGTGCCAAGATTGACAACATGTTCAGCGAAATTGTTACTAAGGCAGGTACCGATCAGAAGCAAGCATCCAAGCGATATGCAGAAGCTATGAAGATCGAGATGGACATAATGGAAACAATATCAAGTAAGCCGGGATCTCTATTTGATACCGACAACGCAATGTCATTGTCCAGTCTACAAACCTTCTTGTATTCCTATAGCAAGAAAGGTAAAATAGAAGAAGCAAAGCAGGCTCTTCGCAACATGCTTTCGGATCATCTGCGTGATCTAGCCCGGATCGAAACCGTGCCCGGTGAAATTAGTGAACGTACCGGTGCCATGCTGAAAAAGATCAACAATCCAGAAAAGGTTGTGGACTGGATTGATTCTTACGTAGGTGGCGAAATCCTAGATCTTTTAGATGTGGGTGACGAAACTTTCAAAACGAGTCTGCGTCAGTACATGATCAATGAAGCCGTACGCATCGAAGATAGTGGAAAGGGCATATCAGTCACGGGCATCCCGCGAGCCATGTCAAATCAGCAACAGGCATCGAAAGTAAACAACGTAGTCAAGGGTCTCGTGCCTCCTTCCTATTTTGCTTTTGAGATGTTTCAGAGATATATGGATCACAGAGATCACAATATTCTCAAGTTCATGCTCACGGATAAAGAAGGTGGTGAGATCCTTGTTAAAATGCTCGAGGATGCTGGATCGGTAACCGATAAGCAATACAACTTCCTCGCCGAGCGTTCCATGATCTACGCATTACATGCCGGATTGATATCTGAACAGGACATTGAAGCTGATAAAGAAGTCGTTATTGAAGAAGTCAGATCCTTGATAGAGTAGTAGGAAATTAAGATATGAGCAGATACACTGAACCTCGCAAACCCCAGATGGGATTTAGCGAAACAAAGAAGAAAAGAAAGAAAAAAAACACATCTAATATTTTTACGCCTCGTGTCGGTAAACCTATCAATACTGATGTATTAGGCGGGGCGGTTACTCTGCCCGGTGGAGACACCGTCACTATCCCCGACATGAAAAACCCCGGAAAGGAAAACAAATGAAGAAATATGCAGAGGGATGCACATCTCGTAAACCAGATGGCATGGAAAAGAAAAAGCGTCAAAAGAAAGCCATGGGCGGCATGACCGGCATGGCAGGCATGGATAACAAAGATAAGAAGGACATGGGCATGGGCATGGGTATGCCTACTGTCATGGCCAAAGGTGGCAAGCTCAAGATGGTTGAGAAGGACGGCAAGAAGGTTCCGTTCTATGCCGCCGACGGTAAAGGCAAGATGATGTACGGTGGTATGGCCAAAAAGAAGGCCTGAACTATCTAAAGTATTTGCCTGCTTTGTCGTGCGCTTCTTGGAATAGACCCCGACAAAAGTCGACAAAGTTCATCAGGTCAGAAGCCTTTTCATAGGACGGGTGATGTTTCTCCATCAATCGGATGAATGTCTCCCGGTCCACATATTGCATATCCATAACGAGGTTCCCGTCTCGGTTCATTCCTACTTCAACAGTGAAGAGGTTTGCTACCGAGCGGGAATCTTTTTGTTTGGTCTTGGGTGCTTTGGTAGACATTAGGGTCCTTTCACACGTCGACTATTTCACAAACGTCACCCGTGCAAGCAAAGGTCTGGCTAGACTTGGTATTGTCTTCCGACTCGTATTCAGCCAACGCGGCCCAATCAATAGACTCAGGCATACGTTCCATCAATGAGTCGTATTCATCCTTACCGACTTCTTGATAGGGCGCTTGCTGATAGGTGTGGTCTGAGTGGGGTAGGAACGACACGCCTGACATCTCGTCGAAGTGCTTGTACACCCACGCCCCAACGTCCATCCACTCTTCATCACGTACTGTAATGGTCACGGATGGCTTGTGCTCACACCAATGCCGCTGATATGCAAGCCACAACTCCAACTGCTCGATGGCAGTCCGATCCTCACGGGTGACACACCCTTCGGGGGATTTGATTGGGAATGAGAACACCATGTTGTTTTCCGGATTGTAGAAATCCGGCTCGGCAGGAATACCCGCATCAATCATAAACTGGGTCAGCGGATCTTTGCGATCACCACGGACAGTCCGGATGTAATACTCCGAGTGGCGTGTGTGGATACCACTGGCTGAGTTGACAAGCTGAGACACGGTTCCGGACGGCTTCACGCAGGTGATGGCCGCAGACTGTGATATACCCAGCATCCGGGCGTACTCTTCATTCGTGTCCACCGCTGTGGCTCTCAGAGAAGAGAGCACGTCACCCAACGCATCGTGGTGGGAGTTGGTAACGAGATTGTCCATGATACCAGTCAGGGACACACCGAGAAGCCGCTCCTCTTCCGTGTTCTTCTTCCAAACCTTGCGTAGGTATGGGAAGTTGGTCAGCGTGGATTGTACGGTGCCGAGGATCGTGGCGAGGCGTACCTTACGAGCGAGGCTCTTGGAGTCGTCCGACTCACGGACCACCACCTCAGTGAGGTTACAGAACTGGTACGGTCGCAGGATGATCTCACTGCACGGGTTGGTGCCAAAGGCGTAGTCCGAGTCACGACGACCGTTCTTTGCGGCCTGTCGCTTCGAGGCGTCACGACTAAAGATGCCACGCTCACCAGACTTTGATTCGACGAGAGAGAGCCACTCACGCATGAATGTTTCCATATCTGGTTTGGAATTGTAGGTGGCTGAGTTGTTGGCAAGAGCGCGTTGCGCATGGTTTTCCCACCACTGCCCTGACTTGGCGTGGCGCATACGGTCATCCTCGAGATCGGAAAGGCTGATCATCGCGGAGCGACGAACCCCACCTGATACCACAACTTCTCCGATCTTACACATGATGTCGTGGCATTCGAGAGACGTCAGTTTGCGACCCGACGCTTTGCTGAACAAAGCTACACAGAATTTGAACAGATCATCGAGGGGACCCGGTCCGGACGCACGACCTCCAAAGATCTTGAGACGGGCACCGGCTGGGCGAATCTTGGATAAGTCCCACTTGGGAATCTGACCTGACCACAACAGGGCGAGCAACTGGCGCAACCCTTTGGCCCAACCCTCTTTGCTATCCTTCACGATGATGGTCGTGTCAGACACCTCGAAGTTCTCCGGAACCTCGGGCAACTTCTGTATACTCTTCTCTTCCACAGAGAAGCCTACTCCCGTGCCACATAGAAGAATGTACATCGCCTCGTCGAACGACTTGGGATCATCTACAGGCAGATACGAACAGTTGTAGCCTGCGGTGTTATCCCGCTCCAAAGCCGGACCGGCTGTCATGAGGGCCCGCATCGATGGCATGATCTCAAACGCAAGGATAGCCTCGCGAAGTTCATCCCACGGAATCTGTGCACCAGATTGCACCTTTGATTGCATGTAGCCAATGTAGCGATCGACGGTCTCGGGCCAATCCTCACGACGGTTTTCACTGTCGATCCACCGAGAGTAGCGAGATTTGTAGATAAATTCTTCGTAGTTGGTTGGGAAGTAGTTGCTCATTTTTATTATTGTCCTTCGAGTTCAGCAATCAGGTTCGCAAGATACCACTGGGCTTTTTTGAGATCCTGTACGGGTTTTTGTTTGTAGCGCCACCGATGAAGATACTTCTTCACATTCCCTTCAAGGTAACCATGAAAGGCTTCGAGTGGCAAATTGTCTTTGAGATAGTCTATACATTCTATACCTCCCGAGGTGTAATGGGAAGGGGAATTTACAACATCATCCTTGGACACTTCGTTCGGTATCTTTGACTGGTACGCTTCCATCAACAATTTCTCCAGCTCATTCTGCGGTGCCTGTATCATTGCTTCTTCCCAAAATCTACCCGGACGATGTTGTCTTCATATTCCTCATCCGCCTCGTCATCCATCTGGGCCGCATACTTGGCTGTCAAAACAGCTAGGCCAGTTTTGATAATCTCCTCGAGATCCGTGTTCATGAGCTCCATCACACCTTCCTGAACCATAGCTCCGATCGGCGGCATGGCATCACCCTCGGTAGGATCGATGCCCGTGGTGTCGTAACAGATACATGAGAAGCCATCCTCATCGATATTCTGCATCACGATGTAGTACCTGTCAGGTAACAACGCCGCTTGTTCGAGTTCGTGCTCACTAAAATCCATAGGCCTCTACTCCTTTAGCCATTCGATGGGGATTACGCCTTCTGCCCACATGAAACCATGTCGTTCACACCAGTCGGCGTACGTAGTCTTGGAACCTTTGTAGATCTTATTACTCGCACGGACAAAGACAAATCGCAAGTCCAGATCCGGGTATTGCTTTTTGATGAGCAGGTGCTTCACCCGATCTGCCTTGGTCAATTCACCCTTGGCTTCGATGTACAGATTGTTGCTGGGGAAATAAAAGTCGGGGGTGTAGTTGCGGGGGTCGGGTATGTATTCGAACTTACGTGCTTCGTATCGAAATTCGACACCTCGATCGGCTAGTTTCTTAGCCAGTTGTAGTTCGAAGTCCGAACGGTATCCATGTCTCTTTGCCATTTTTCTCTTTACATTTTCTGTAGGTGAACGTCGACCATCGCTCCCAGTCTGTCTAAAATCATTCGCGCCAACTTCGGCGATTGTTTTTGGAGGGTTTGAATTTCTTCGTCGATTTTTATACTTGGTAGGCATACGATCCTTCCGGAGTTCAGTATTCTTGATATTGTTATTAACTGATCCTGTATGAGTCGCAGGTCTCGAGATTCAGATTCCTGATGGAGGGTACCTTTGTCGGAGAAGTTTTCTCGAAGGGTGATGGGCAGGCCGTTCTCACTCAGACGCAACCTTGTACACTTAGCACCCCCTCCCGATCCGGACAAGGCCTCAACGTATATGTGACCCAGAGCAGGGTTCATATCCATCAGCCGTATTTCATAGTCAGGTACGATGACGAGGGGCATCACTTGTCTACCAGCTTGGTATACCAGACCTGTGGGGGAAACTTAGCACGGCTGGTAACCTTCGGATGAAACTCCGCATTTTTCCAACAATGCTTCTTGAAACCACAGAAGGTACAGGGCTTGGGCATGAGCCGATTACGAGTGTCTTTCTCCTCAATCGAATCGTACGGTGGCCGCTTGTGGATTGGACCATCGAGCTTCTTCAGGATATCTTTGGCACGTTCGAGTTCGGCCTCGTGCTCCTCCTCGGTGTAGTCCGCCTCTACAATGGCAATCTCACCAGAGGATTTGTTGACCGCAATCCACCCACCGAAAGGAGCCTGATATCCTTCTGCATATAAATGACCTTGCATGATATACCCAAATACATCATCCGCCTCGATAGCTCTGTAGCCTTTGGAGAATTTGTTTGTAAAACTGTAGTCCGACGCGGATTTGATATCCCACACCTTGGGCGATCCGTGTTCATCCGTGATAGCCACATCGAGTGTTCCTGCTATCTCAGAGTCACCAATGTTGGTTGTGACCTTGGTTTGGGTATCTGCAATGTCGACACCGGCACCACGCATAACAGCCATAGTGATGGCTTCTACCACGTCACCAAACAAGAAACGAAGAACGTCGTTGTACGACTTCTCTTCCTCGTACCCATCGCGTTCCATCTTCTGCTGACAGATCGGGCGACCGAGACCGGACATCCGTACGGAGTATTCACGTTTCTTGGAAAATTGTCGCTTGATCGCGTCGGCACACTCTTGTGCGAATTGATCTACAATTTCCGGGGGAAGTTCGATCTCCCCCCGGTTTGCTTTTTCCAAGAACTCTCTAATCTGGAGTTCTAGTAACATATCACTGCGCCGCCTCAAAGTCAGCGGAGAGATCAGCGTCCGAATCGGAAAGCATGAGCTTAGTCGCTTCACGATTGCTTTCCATAACCTCTTCGTTTCCTGCCTTGATCTTTGCCAAGAAACCGACGATGTTTTCCTTGTCTTCGGTGGTCACGTCCGTCTCACCGACAACACGGCAAGATGGCACAAAGTAGTTTACTGAGCCCATCTTTTTCTTCTCAGTAGTAATTTCAATCTCACAACGCTGAAGAGTTTTCTTCTGCTTCAAGAGACCGTTGATAAAGTCTCCTACCGGACGGAAGCCTGACTTCTTGAATGAAATAGCGGCAATCTGCTGATTGACCTCGGCAGGCACCGTCTTCTTGCCATCCTTGGTCTGGGCTTCGGGCATGGTGATGTAACCATACAAGATCTGGGTACACGTCGCAGAACGAGAGGCGAGTGTTTCCGGATGATTATCCCCGAGAGCTTCTTCTTCTGATTTGGTCAAGCGACCACACTTGTAGCCCCCAGCAGTGTCAGGAAACGAGTCGCCTAAGTTCGGGCGCTGAACAGAGCGGCAGGTGATACGCTCCACTTCCTGATCCCATACGGACCATTCAAATGTACGAACCAACGGGCGAAAGATGATCGTATCAGAAAAGATTACCTGTTCGCCTTTCTTAATCTTCCACGTGCCACGCGGTCCGTGATCATCATCGTAGTTAATACGAGCATACACCATCCCGTTGTTATCACTCTGGGATGCTACCTCCGAACCACCTGCAAGAGCGAGCAGGGCCTCATCATCGAGTTGGTCCACAGTCATCAAGTCATTTACCATTTTTATATCCTTTCACAAAGGTAAACTAGATAGATCTTCTTACTACCACCCGTAACACTCACCGGTCAATAGTTCTTTCAAACACGCCCACGTCTTGCGTATCGAGCCAGTCATCGCCTTTCTTGATCTCAATTTCTACGGGCATGTCGTACCGCACACCGTACCTCTCCAGAGCCCCATTGGCCACAGAGAGCATGGCAGATTTCATAATCTCAATGGCGTCATCTATCTCAGTAGGGTGAGCGTCGATGACAACCGAATCGTGTACCGTGTTGCACAACACCGACTGCATGTTGTTTTCCTTGAGCATTTCGTGCAACCTCACAAGGGCAATAGGTAATAGATCTGCCGTAGCAAATCCTTGAACTGGGTAATTACACATTGAAGTTTTCTCCGTAGCCGAACCCCACTTCGTCCACTTGGCATGTGGGAACGAATACTCACGCCCAGACGGTAGCACAATCTTCTTTGTTGAAACGGCTTCACGTTGCAAATCCTCCTGCCAATACTTAACGCCTTCGTAAATCTTTTTAAACTCGATGTAGTATTCCCGGACGTGGTCCGGACGACCTATGCCTGTCGCACCGTAGAGTGGAGCGAAGGTGTGGGCTTTGGCATTCTGTCGCTCACCCTTGGTTACGTCCGACGGGTTCTTGTCGTTGATAATCGAAGCAGTCTGTCGATGAACATCCTTCTTGCCCAGAACGTCTTCATAGATCTGACCATCCTTGGCAAGGAACCCGGCCACACGAAATTCAAGCTGGGCGTAGTCCCCCTCGATGATCTGACCACCGGGCCAACGTGATTCGACACACCGACGTATCTCAAAGGTCGAACCACGTGGCATGTTCTGGAAGTTTGGGTTACGAGAAGACAAGCGACCCGTGGCGGTGACACACTGCATAAACTCCGGATGGACGATGTCGTTGCCATCGAGGTTGTTTTGCAACCCATCGACAAACGTGTTCAGGTACACACGCAACTTGGAGTAGCGCATATACAAGTCGCAAAACTCCAACGCCACACCAGACAAACCATCCCGGATTTCCTCTAAGGTATTCTTATCCGTTTTGAATCCGGCGTTGGCCACGTCGTGTACCCCACGAGGTACGATCTTGAGACCTGCTACTGCGTTGTCGTACTTATAAATGACCCCCTTACCCTCGCAGAGCTTACAGACGCGCTGTGCCTTGCCTGTGGTGCCATCTTTCTTGATGAATGGTGTCCTACCCTTGCCAGAGCAATCAGGGCACTGGAGAGCCTTAGAACGCCGGATAACCTCGGTGTTGTTTTTTACCGCACGTCCGAACTCCTTGGCGGTCATCTGAACCCGGCGCTTGGGTTTCTTCGAAGCACCACGCAACTCGTGTCCGAGGTTGAAGGTCTCGGCCCATTCCGTCTTGTTGATGACTCGACGAGAATAGAGCAACAAAGATCGGTCATCTGGTGACTCGAGGTTGATGGGCGTGTCCCCCATAACTTCCCAGATGATGTCCTGCAGGCGGCGTTCAATCTCCGCAGATTCTGCGGTGAATTGTTCTCTAATCTCCGCAAGCGTCGTCGGGTTTACCTTCAGGCCGTTGTGCTCGATGTCGGCCAAGGTTGAAGTCATATCGAGACTCAGTTTTAGGGTCGGGATCAAGGAGCGACTCATCTAATTTATTTCCTTTCCGATTATTAATTGACGCAGGTATTATGCGTAGATTTGAGTGTGCGTGAAGTCCACATACGTTAGCTCCTCGCAGTGGTATGACGTGATCGACCGAGTATTTAACACCGGTAACTTGTGTGATCCAGTCGCGTTCTCTATAAAGTATGAAGATACATGCGTCGTTAGCCCATATAGGCGTAGCGGCTCGTTTGCGGGATCGTTTACCGGCAGTCTTAAATGCATCTTTATCTCTGTTTGTCTCTCTCCACTTCTTCTCTCGAAGACGGTCACATATCTTACATCGGTGGCTCTTTCCATCTTTACGGCTCCTATCTGAATAGAACGCTTCAATTGTTTTAATTTGTAGACAAAAACTACATCTTTTCTCGATCACCAAAGAGTTCCTCAAATGTAGTGCCATACTCTTCTAGCTGGGACAGGGCGACCTGTTCCGTCGCCTCCACATCAGCCCGACCATATTCCTCGACAATATCCCAAGGTATCTGAGCAAACGTGTAACCATCCTTCAGGTACGGCTTGGTCAGGTCGGCCTTCTTTACAATCTTGGATCTCTTCTCTGCGATCTTCTCAAGAGACAATGGTTTCTTCTGGGCTCGGGCCAACACATACTCAGCGACCATCGTGTCATAGACTTTGGCGCTGTGCATAAATCCACAGGCCCTAATCCAATTCAGATCGAACTTGGCGTTGTGGGCAACGAGCACATCGGCCCTGTCCAAGTAGGCTTGGAACCGTGGTGCCCAGTCCGGATCGGATGCCCGTTGCTCATGGTAGCAACATAGGTACTGGGTCGGCTCGCCAAGGAACTTGTAGCCCAGAGCTACAAGGCGGTTACCAAAATACGGGGATGCGGTTGTGCTCCCATTAGGTTTAACTGTGTGGGTACACTCGATGTCAAAGGTCAGAATGTTCATCTTTCTTCTCCTTCACATACTTTCCAAATTCAGATTTGAGGCACAGCTCACATAAATGTACAAAAGTTTCGAAATTGAATCGCAATTGTCTTTTGCATTTCTTACACCACTTCTGTTCCATATCAATAATACACTCCTCTATGAACATCTATGTTGGCGTGGATGATGCCGTGATATCCATTGATCTTGTTTTTGGATACACACACGTGTCGGGTCACATTCTCTTCATCTGCCTCACCTGTCTTGCCGATGCCTATGATGATGTCGGCCTCACCTGCCTTGCCCGTACGTGAACCATCCATCATGGAGAAATCAATCCACTGACGATCGTGGGCTTCGTAGTTGGCTTGGCAAACGGCCCACACCAAACAATCATTGCGCTTGGCAACCTCACGAGCCCGGACGTATATCTCCTTGAGTCGTTCGTCCCCTCGGTTGTATTCTCCACCAATCTTGAATTTGTCTAGCTGGTCGCAAAACACGACGTCGGGTTTGTTTACTGAGCAGTATTCATCGAGCTCTTCGATGCTCGTACCGACCGAGTCCATAATGATAAGGTGAGGCTTGATGAGTGTTTGCCAAACCTGCCTGTCCGACTCAATGTCACGTTGCATTTCATCCTTGTTTTTCTGAAGACAGGATTGAATGATTCGTAGCTTAATTTTTTTGGCTGGTTCCTCATTCGCCCAATAGACAACCTTCTTGCCTTGCTTGATATACTGTGCGGCTGTGAATGCACAGAACGTCGTCTTGCCTGTTTCAGGACGAGCGAAGATGATCCCAAGGTTACCTCGATAGAGGCCCGGTACATTGTCGTGTAGCAGGCCCCAAGAAAAGGGGAAGTCCGGATCTTGTGTCTCTTCGTGTAAGAGTTCTTCGTAGTCTTCGTGGACAGGCTCATACGTTTCCTTGGCATCAATCCTATCCTCTGCGAGCCTGTCAAACAGATGTTTAAGTTCCGTCACCTCACTGGAATGTCCGAGATAAATATCAACGGCTTTTTCTCCGATGAGCTTTGCTTGATATCTGCGCCAAAAATCCTTCACGACTTCCATCTGCAAATCAATGTTTTGCGACGTGACAGTCTGTAGCCCCTCGAGACTCGACATAACTTCAGCCCGTGCCGACTCGGGCATCGCCGCGTTGTCATTACAGAATGCGGCAACCAGTTCGTCAAAGCTGATGTCTGTTTCGTATTTGTGGTGTGTTCGAACGACACAATCCCAAACGTGACATAACTTACCTTCGAACATGTCACGGGTGATGTAGTTACAGACCTTCTTGTAGAGGTCCTTCTTCAGAGTGAAGCCGATTATCTTCGCTTCTAATGAGATGCTGTCTGATAAAATCATTTCTTTCCTCGTCAGTCATAGACTTTAAATCGCGGGGTAACGGCACCATCCGTGCCGGAATGTTTTGATCACATAGCTTTTTGGCAATGTCAATCGCTTTTCGGGTGGCATCCTTGTCTAGGCAGACAACCACCTCTTTGAACCGTCTGAGTTGTTCGACGTGTTCAGGCAATAGATGTGTACCTAAAAGCGCGAGGGAGTTGACACAATCACTAACGCAAGAAGCACTGGCCACGTCTTCAACAACAACGCACCTACTGCCAGTATTAGTTCCAATAAGAAATCCATATCTGTGCTTTCCATACCTCCACCATTTTGGTTTTTCACCACGCAAGGTTCGACCTACCGCGTCGACGACCTTGCCATCCTTCTTAATCAAGAACACACATCTGTCCTGTCGTACGTCATAGCGTACATCAACCAGCCCCGTGTTGTAGGCCCGGTAAGCGTGGACATCTTTCAAATAGTCCACACACTTCTCCGATCTCATAGGCGGGACGAAGTGGGTAGGTATCTCGAAATCTGTTACCCTACCTAATACGGGTAAAGGTGGCTTATTGGCTGAAGCCAACCTTTGCTCGAATCCGTTGGCTACTCTGCCTTTGATGTTGCAATCCGCGTGGAAACAAAACCACAATCGTTGCATCCCGTCGTCCGACACGGAGAACGTACCTTTACGATTACAGGCAGGACAGACGCCCCGATACTTCTCACCCGGGATGTCCAGTTCTTTTACGTAGTCAGATACCCAACTCACGATTATACTTTTTGACCTCTCTTCTCTACGGACATGCATCCAGCTTGGCTGAAGTAAACATTGTTTCGTAGGTACTCACGTACGGTATCTATTTCTTCTTCACACTGTTCCTTGCTGTCAAATAGCATGGGGTTTATGGCCGTCGTACACGACTCGGATGTAGGTCCGAGACAAGATAGAATTATTCCTAACCACATGGCTTCTTTTCCTTTCATTCATGTAGGTCTAAAGCATTTCTGATATTTTTGGTCTTGTCAACGTGCAAAAAGTCTGTTGACAATTTAAAAAACCTCGATATACTAGGTGATACTAACCTACCGGGGATAACCCATATGGGCAGAACCAACCCAGTCGCAAAACAACTTCGCACTCCACGATATCGAAAGAAGGTCGTAGGGGACAAACGAATCACGTCGCAAAACAAGCAAGCCAAAAAGGAAATAGAAGATGGGAAGACCACTACTAGTAGATCCGAAACATAGGAAAGAAGTTTCTATTGTTGTCGACCAACGAGATCTTGACAGGATCAAAAAGATTGCCGAGGATGAGCGAACAAGCTGGGCGGAGATCGTCCGAGAACTGATGAAGGATTATATCCATGCGTACGAAGAAGAGGACTACGAAGAATCAGAACAGCCAGTCCGAGTTGTCATGTGATCCATTGGGGTGGACAGATGACTCCATCCGGGCTTGGCTCGATGCCACGCACCGTGCCGGATTGTATCAGGCTGGGGATGAAAGATTTGATGAGAGAGGGGAGCCGTCGTTTTGATCGCCGTAACGATTACAAATGAGATGTTGGCGAAAGCCCGCGCCAAAGCAAAAGAGATGGGGCGACTTCGTAACTCAATTGAGAGAGGTGAAGGTAACCTAGCTGGTTTCCTCGGTGAACTTGTCTACCTCGAAGTCGAAGGTGGTAGGTGGGATAACACGTATGAGTATGATGTTATGCGACCCGATGGAAAAACCGTGGATGTCAAAACCAAACGTACCAAGGTTGCACCCAAACCATACTATGAATGCTCCGTTGCGGACTTCAACACGTCGCAAGACTGTGACTACTACGCATTCGTCCGGGTGTCGTATGATAATTCGGTGGGATGGTATCTTGGAAAAATGCCACGCAAGACTTATTACGAAAAAGCAACCTTCATGAAAAGAGGGGATCTAGACCCATCAAATAACTTTGTGGTAAAAGCGGATTGCTACAACTTACGTATAGATGAATTGGAGGAATAGATATGACTGAATACGAAACAGAAACCAAAGTATTTCCGACCATGGACCGTGTGATCATCCTTGCCCGGGATGCTATCGAGTCGGGTCACACCGTGTTCAAGATCAAATGGAACAACCAAGAGCTGAAGTTCCACGCCAATTCCGCAGGTCGGGTTATTGGTAGGGGTATCTTGGAAACGGGTGTCGGTGCGGACTACAATGCCATATCCGGACGGAACACAGAAATTGTTTTGAATAATTATCGCAGTGTGCCATTACGTAAGCACGAAGATATTACCAACCCAAGGAGAAAGATGGGATGAGCAAGGAAGACAACACCTTCCCGTGGAAGGAAGAGCAGACTTGGGATTATGCTGGTCAGAGCGCCACGCCTACCCACATCGATGCGTTCGTACAAGAGATGGTAAAGCACGGGTTATCCGCTATGGAAAACGCCCAAGCTAAGAATCTCGATCAGTGGCTTCGCTACTACGCACCGACGGGAAAGAGAGAGGAAATCATCCGCGCCTTCGAATTCATGGTGCAGGATGCAATCAACTGGAGAAACACTCGATGACAGGCGAAATAGAAGTGGTGAACTATACAGAGAATGAAGACGGCACTGGGAACCTCGAGGTCAAAGTTGACAAGAAGGGGCAGGAAATGTTGTTCGATCTAGGTATGCAGATGATCTTGTTATGCGCTACGCTCGATGTGACTACAGATGAGTTGATCAAAAAAATCATTGAGGTGTATGAAGATGATCACGTTCAAACTTGAAGAAGAAGGTCGTAAGGTAGAGTTGTCCATAGACACCGAATGTCCGGCCCTACAAGAACTGTTCCTGCTCTGGGTAGACTTCGCATCTGGGTGTGGGTTTGTCATTGACAAAGTGGAGATGGAGAGGATGTGGGCCGGAGAGGAACTCAAAGGACAGGCTGAAACCGCTGAACAGTTAATTTACTTCATTGCCAATGATCGTCCTGAGTTGTCACATGAAAAAGTTTTGTGTCAAAGGAACGAATACATTAAGATTTGCCGTGAATGGCTTGAACTGAAAGGACAAGACGATGAGTAAGCTAGAAAACTTGACTACAGAGATGGCTATGGACTTCGGTCGCTTAGATCGAGAGCTTAAAGCGTGTTGGCAACACATGCTCACACTCGGCACAATGGAAGACATCCACCGTGTGGAGATGTTTTTCAATAGAGTTAAAGAGATGGAAAAAAAGGTCGATGAACTCTTTAAAAAAGTAGACACATTTGATAGTCGAATTGAAAAAGCACAAGACGACCTTTTAACTCTCGAAGATCGAATTGATAACTTTGATTTCAACTTTGAGATTACACAGAACCTCGAGCAAAGCGAAATGAAGTTGAGAGAAGATCTCATTTCTTACGAAGAGATTGAAGGTGTCGTCCGCGATAAGCTCCGTAACATTTTTCAAGACCTACCCGAATCTTCGGAGTAAATCAAATTGGGAAGTACCATGGAAAAACAGCCCTGCTGTTATTTTCAAAATCTTCCCCTCGTGATGGCATGGGGCGGCCTCCCCGGCGGAATGCCGAAAAAGCCATCGACATACTCTTATTCAACACAAAAAAACTGTAAAATATAAAGAAAGCAAATCGGGTGTTGACCCGAATCAAAAGACCGGGCATGGTCCATTTCATGGCATTTTGGCCATGGATTAAAAGAAAGGGTTTCACCCATGAATGAAATGACGACCACACGCTATAAAAAGAGCATAAAGGCGCTTGATGACTATGGCCACGCGGTCCTAAAAGAATCGAGCAACAAGAAACTGGCCCGGCGGGTAACCAAGGGGAAGTTTAAGGGGTACGCAATCCGGACCCTGACCTTAACCGAGCGGGCAACCTGTCCCCGGTCGTGCTTCCACTGGTCCACATGCTATGGCAACAACATGCCATTTGCGCATCGTCTGGACCACACCAACCCCAAACTACTCATGGACAAGATACATAGTGACCTGCTGGCCCATGATTGGGACCGGTCCGGAATGCTTGTTCGTTTGCATGTGCTGGGTGATTTCTTTTCGCCTACCTATGTCCAGTTTTGGAAGTTTGCTTTGGATGCTTTCCCGGGGCTGGCCGCATGGGGTTACACTGCTCGCCAACCGGGTGAACCCATCGGGGAAGCAATCCGCAAGGTCAGGGATACATACCCGGACCGATTCGCTATCCGGTGGAGCAATCAACCGGGGCTGGCCTTTTCGGCGAACAGTCTTGACATGCCCAACCTAAAACCGGATGTTGTGCCTTGCCCGGAACAAACGGGAAAGACCAAGGGTTGTGGCCATTGCACATTGTGCTGGGACCAACCAGCCCGCCAAATTGGTTTTGCAACACACTAGAAAGGGGGTTTTACCCATGACATATGTAGGAAAAAAAGTCAGAATCAAACTTGCAGAATCTCAAGAAATACTAGAGCGAACGGCCCACGACGCGGGCACCTTTAATGATCACCTGATTCGGATCATCTCCGCCCAACAATTCAGAATGGCGCAACTTGACGAGCAATTAAGCGAGGCTATCAATTTAGCCTACCCCACAAAAATGAGGGTTGATAGGCTAGAAAAGAAACTGGAAGAAATGGGGCGCAAGTCATGAATATTCGTCCATTTAAAAGAGGAAAGGGTTTTGATCTGATAGCCCTACTTGTTCAAGAAAGCTTGTCTTCATCGGAACTTGCATTTCGGTGTGGCTTGTCTGAATCAACAATTCACGTTTACCTTGCAAACATACCTAGATGGAGTGATTTGAGAATATCCAGAACATTTGATCGGGAAAAACTTTGCATGACTTACCACATAAACAATTGGCCAAAGGATGAACAGCCATGACAAACCTTGTAAAAATTACACACCAGCAGGAATTCTACCCGGGCCGGGTTGATTCAATCAAAAAATCAATCGAGCGGGGACAAATGCGCTTTGTTGCCCAGTACCCACGACGCAAGCGCAACCTTGTTTTGCGACTTGGTGATGGTCCCCAAACGATCGACGAATTGTCCATTGCCACGGATTTGAAACCGGCAACCATCCGGCGCTATATTGTCGACATTGAATTACAGACGGGGCTAGAGGTCCAACGCAAGTATGGCAACCCAGAGGGCACACATTACTGGATTGGGCTATAGATCGTGGATGAATTCGGTTACATTGTTTACAAATGTTTGAGCTTGTGTATGATTATTGCGTTCTTGGTCGTGGTGGCCAAGGTGTTAGATTGAAAGGATCAAAGATGACTGCAGGAATTATTGGAACGGCTATTGGATTAGGCGCGGCCACTACATGGCGGGGCCACGGATCACCATATGATCGAGGCGGGGCAGATGCTTATTACTGGCGTGACCCCAACCCGCACAAATGGCCGGGGGGTGACTACACGTCCCCGGTCTATGACCTGACCCCGTTAGAGGTTGAAGAATACTTGTCCGGATATCGGGCACAATATGATTCCGGTGTCCGTAAAGATTGGGGGGGTGATGATGTTTGATAAGATTCTTGACGTGCTGGTGGACGTGTTGACGAACATCGGCAACATCATTTAAGGATAATGTATGGGCATCCGCCCATCACAACTGAAAGGGTTTCTAACCATGACAACATTGACCAACGAACACGAACAGACCACCATCTTTGATTTCGAAGTTAGGCTAGCAATTACCCAATTGGATTGGCGGTTCTTTACAACCAATTGGCCGGACCTGACCAAGAATGAATTGATTGATTGGGCGGGCCTCATTCCTGATTTCTTTCTTCATGCGATACAAGAGACCGACTCCGACGACGTCCACGCGGTGGCCGAGGGCATGGACGAAATATATGGATTCGGTGCGCTGGGTCATCCGTTCAAAGATACCCGCATGGTGCCGGGTGATCATGGCCCCGTGTTGCGACATCCAGACGACGAGGATATTAAGCCCATCCTTGCGGTGAGCTTTGAAGGCCGCCGGGTGAAGTGCGTGGTTTATCCTTATGGGTTGGTTGGGTTGATCAATTCCCGGGGTGACCAGCTTGTGATCCGCATGGACTAACCGTCGGGGATTTCTCCCTGTTTCCCGGCGTAACTTGCCCCCGGCTAATCCCCGGGGGTTTTTTTTTTGTGCCGGTCTAGATAACCCGGCGGGCATTCCTGCGGGTTGGTCTTGAAGCAGGGTCAAATGGCTATTGATGACTAATAGCGAAATGACCCCCGTTCAGTAGGGTACCCCTTCGGGCTGGTTTGGCGGGGGTTTACCCGGTCCCAGAATAAAAGGCCAAACGGTTGATAATGCTGGCAATCTTGCGGGGTGTCCCATGTGATCCCATGTTATGGCATGCAATCCCACGGCCTACAGGGTACCCCGAAAATAAAACAGGGGGACACACGGCGCTTAAAACCCGGCAAAACCCCCTTACGTATCCCCGGCAAGATAAATATATATAGCACCCGGCAGGGGGGCCGCATGGGCCACTGGGGGTGGTACACGCTTGCGTATGCAAACTCACTAGTTTTTTGGTAAATATGAGTAAATCGAGGGTAAAGGACTACATGTTGTGCGACGGGCCGAGTTGCCCTAGATGTAGGTTTTGCAACGTGTTAGGTAGACTGGTTGGCCGGTTGGTTGGCCGGTTACCCAACAAAAAACCCCACAGGGTTTTCCCTGCAGGGTTGCATGTTTTGCGACGTGTTAGGTAGGCCCATTGTCCGGTGGGTTACCTATGGGTTTACCCCCCGGAAGGTT